GGCTCAAGTTCGAGGGAGTCCCATTCTTCTTACTGAGTAAAGTGCTCCGTGTTGGCTGCCGGAGGCTCTCCTTTGTGGGGAGTGCTACTATAAGCCCCATGCTGTTCTCTAAGAATAGCACGGTACCTACGCCCTGCGTGAAGTGCAATGCTGAGGAGCTGAATCAGCTCCGGCAGTACTTCATGAATTCTGATGCGGACTTTTGGGTTTATTCAGTGAACGCCAACAATTGCTGCAATCGTTGTGATCGCACCGGCAGGCGTTCTGCTTGGAATAGCAAGAGCTGGATTAACCAAGTCTGCGGCGTGTCACCTTATACAGTGGTGGAGGTTCCGCTACCTGTCTCTACGGTAGGTACGGTGGAACGAGCTGTTGAGGCTTCACGCATTGCTAGTAAAGGTTCCGACTTCCGTGCTCATGGCACGTTTATCAGTCATCTGTCGTTATTGGACTGTTCTGAGATAATGAAACAGTCTTTGTGTTGTTGGGCACCTAAGGCGATGATTGAGTTCAGTTGCGGTTCTCGCGACACCACGCGGGAGTTCCGGAGAGGCACCCTTTACGGCAAATCAGAGCCCGCTGTCCCACCAGTTGGGACTGAAAAGGTCGAGGTGATGGCCAGTCCTCCACCCAACGCTGACTGTGTTGATGGACAACTGATGGGAACGCAGCTTCCCACAGGTGAGGAATATGGGAAGGAGACCCGTGTTACGGGGGCCATTCATACACCTGGAGAGCCTGTTGTGTTAGCACATCAGGTTGGTCCAGATCTAATCCCGACTGAGGCATTTGAGAGTTCGGTCAACAACTTGAAAGCTGGTTTAGCTAAGAGGGTACAGCCCTTAGGCTTCAAGGCGGATAAACATACCATTCGTAAGATTGATGTTCTCGTCTCGAAGATCATCAATGTTGTGTTTACCCCAGATCGTATTAAAGCTTGGAGAGAGGCTAATCCTGATATGGACGAGTTTAAATCTAAGAAGTGGGATTCAGCCCGTTGGGTTCAAGCTGTTGAGGAGGCGCTGAGTGATACAAATGCCCGTATTGAGCAGACGTTTCAGATCAAGACGAATGAAGCCTTACCAGCTAAGGGTAAAGCTCCGCGGCCTATCATCCAATGTGGTGATCGGGCTCAGGCAATGATGAACTTGCCAGTCAAGTGCTTCGAAGAGTTACTCTTCGAGTACTTTGAGGTGGCTAGTATTAAGCACATTGACAAACTGGGAGCTATGAAGAGGGTTGCTAAACATCTGAGTATGAGGAACACCCATATAGTGGAAGGAGACGGTTCCGCTTGGGATTCGTGTTGCAACCCTACCATCAGGAGTATGACGGAGAATAGGGTCTTACGTCATATTGTTGAGGTGTTGAGTGATGACCCTCAAGTGCCTAAAGCCTGGATGGAGAAGGTCCTTGCAGATATGGACAAGAAGTTCATTAAGGGTAAAGCTAAGGTCCGTGATTTCGCTACCACCCCGTTCAAGGTCCTTATTGAGTCCATCAGGCAGTCAGGTCATCGTGGTACTTCTTGCCTTAACTATTTCATCAATCTCGTCTGTTGGTTGGTAGTTCTGTGTAAGAAGCCAGAGGATCTGATTGGTAAGGATGCTAATGGCTTGCTTTACAGTAAGTACATCTCTGCGCGGGACGGTAGAGTTTACTCACTCAAATATGCGTTTGAGGGAGATGACTCTGCTATATCCACTACTGAGGATTTGTCAGCACACGCGGATGCCATTGAACAGTTGTGGACCAGTCTTGGTTTTAGGATGAAGCTGGTTTACGTTAAGAACAAAATGACGTTTACGGGTTATGACTTTTACGTAGATCGTAATGGTCCTACTGGAGTTATGATTCCTGAGATAGCTCGTAATGTCGCTTCTAGTTCATGGACTACCTCTGCGCTAGTTAGGCAGTTTCCGCGTATGAAGCATGAAGTCGGGATGGCGGCTATGCTTGCACGAGCAGTGAATTTTAAGGACTGCGGTGCTTTTAGCCGTTACTTCGCCTCGATCGGTCTGGCTCATGCCAGGATTTGCGGGGACAGGGCGTTGGATGATGACGAGGCTACAGGCCTCGGAATTCAAGCGGTTCCTTCAATAGTAAGAGAACTCGAGATTTTGCACGACACCGCGGAGGTTATGCAGCCGAGTGTGCGTGAGTTGGTGAATATCATCGTTCCCCTCACTGACGAGGAGGAAATTAGGTTACTCACGTGCGACTTTGGTCGTGATCCCTGCTCATTGAACGAAGCTCGTCGGGTTATGCCTGTTTCTATATGGGACCCGAAGAACTTCAGTTCACCTCGGCGGTGATTGCATGTTTTGTTTCACTGAGCGGCAACAATTAATTGGGATTTTGGTAACCTCTGGTTACACCGGGACTCCCCCCCTCGTTTGTCCGCGAGGGGATTAGAAGACCGTGGGCACCATCATCGGAATTGGGTGTCATAGTGGTGTTTGAGGTAGGAGAGCACTCTATTGTTGTCAGGACCCCCTTCTTGTAGTCCCCAGAAGTGTGCTTTGTCTCACGGGACGTGAAGGGCTCGCCTGTAATACGACTCAAACATCTGTAGGGCGACGAGGCCCGAAGGTCTGACCTTATGGTTCAGTAGGCGTGGACTGCCATCCACGTTGAAGAGCTAGGCGCCGTACCGACGGCTGCACGGGAGTTATCAGTTGTGCTAGTTGATGCTCCCAGGTGAGGGCCAGGCGGACATGGAGTAGCGCCCATGTTGGACTAGCCATCCAAGTACCATTTTGGTATTCCGTCCCCCAGACCTGCATGCACAGTAGTGAGGCCTGTGATGGACTTGGTCGAATCTGTGTGGTGGGGTGATTGCCACCTCGTTGTGGGCTAAGTTTTCTGGGGAGTGACCCAGATTACCAGTATGTCCAAGCAATCCAGTGGGAAGGGCTACGGGTGCGCTTGCGTGGCAGCGCGTTGTGTGAGAGCGACTTAGTGGGGCGGGGATGTGTTGGTGCGTCCGGCCCCAGAGCCCACTAAGAAATCCGCAACACAACTGCATGATTGCATGAGCTTAAGCT